AATGTAAGCACTATGGCGACGCAGGCTGCCACAGCCGAGCAGAACGCCGCTAATGCACGCATCCGCGACAACTACCTCAATCGAGGGATGGTACGCCAGCAGGAGGCTGCGCTCGCCGAACTCGGCCAACGTGTACGCGCTGGCGTAAGCGGTACACCTCTTCTACTTCCTGCCGCTGGGCAAACTTCAGCCCGTGGTACGGGACTGGAAATAAGCGCTGGCGAAGGTGTACGGGTGCGACGGGGCAGAGCCTCTGGAGCGATTCAGCAGATTTTCACCCCAGGCAGCGGTGTGGGTGGTGTGCGTTTTCCTGGTGAGCAGGAACGCCTGCAGCCAACGGCTACAGCAGAAGAGGCGGATCGCGCTCGTCGGACATACATAGCCGAAACAGATGCCCGTCGTGCAAATGCTGAGGCCGTAGAGCAACAGCGGCAGCGGATGGAGACATTGCGTGCTTCCGTAGATAAAGCCACTAAAGCGAATACAGGAAGCATCAACTCGCTCGGAAATCTGCGCGAAGCTCTCGCAAATCTGCGCAACGAGATTCCCGCAACAAATGGCGAGTTCAAGCAACTCACCAACCGGCTTCAAGACGTAGATGAGCGCTCCGAGCGCCTATCCACACGCGCCAGCCGCCGGCTTAGCGGGATGCAGCTCGCCCAGGGCGTAGGCGCGGCGCTTAGCGGCGGCATCTTCGGCGGCCCCGAGGGCCTGATCGGCGGCCTCGGCGGCTTGGCCGTGGGCGGCGTGGGCGGCGCTTTCGCTGGCGCGGCTTTCGGTGCGCAGGTCGGCATGTTCCGCCAGCAGCTAGGCACAGTGACCGACTACTCGGCCCGCATCGACAAGCTCCAGATCGCTCTGCGTGGCATCGTCGGCTCACAGGACGCTTACAGCCAGGCTTTGGCCGCAGCCGCCTCGGTTACCCGCGACCTCAACATCCCCCAGGAGGTTGCGATCCAAGGCATGACCCGACTGAGCGCCGCCGTCAAGGGCGCCGGTGGCACGGTAAGCGATTCGGCCTTCGCGTTCCGCGCGGTGAGCGAGGCAGTGAAAGCCACCGGCGGTAACGCCGAGCAGGCCGATGGCGCCCTCCTCGCACTCACGCAGGTCTTCTCCAAGGGCAAGGTCAGCGCTGAAGAACTCAACCAGATCGCTGAGCGACTGCCCGGCACCTTCACCCTCTTCGCCAAGGCGGCCGGCATGACCGGCCCTCAGCTGCAAAAGGCGCTCCAGGAGGGCCAGGTGGGTCTGAATGACCTAATGCAGTTCCTGCAGCTAATCAGCACTGAGTACGGACAAACGTCACTCAAGATCGCCGCTTCCAGCCAAGAAGCGGGTGCTCGCTTAACCGTTGCAATGCAAAACATGCAACTAGAGGTGGGACGCGCCCTGCAACCTATCGGTGCTTCGCTGCAAAGTGCGTTTGCGGACTTCATCACCAAAATTACGCCATCAGTAGTTTCGGCTATGAAGGGCATAGCCGCTGCGTTTGAGTTTCTAATTGAAAACAAAACTGCTTCGGGCCTAGCGACGTTTGCCTTGCAGCTTGGTGCCGTTACGGCAGGTTTAATTGCGCTGCGTAGCGCCATGGCTACACTTGCCGCTGTAAACCTTGCAGCGATGTTTACAACTACTGCCGCCTCGGCTAAAATTACGGGTGATGTACTGACCACAACAGCGGCTAGCGCAGGAGGACTTGCAGGAAAACTAGGTGCTGTTCGTACTTCTCTGGGTCTCTTAGCTGCCGCAGCCGCAAAGCCGATCGTAATTACAGTAATACTTGCTGGCGTTACCGAAGCCATACTTCGCATCCGTGAAGTTTACAAGTTTTTTGGTGAATCGCAGCGAGTGTCTAAGGAGCTTAGCGGTTCGGCGTGGCTCAAGAGCATGGGGGGTACGGCCCTTAACCGCACACAACTCAGTAACTTAGCTACACAAACAACCAATGCGTACAATTTTAACAAGGCAGAGGTAGCTCGGCTCACGCAAGAGAGGAATACACTAGAGAGCCAGATCGCTCTTGCAGATGACAATGTAACTGCGTCTGGTTTGCGTAATAAACTAGCGGGAGTAAACACGGGCATACAGACTGCGCAGACTAGAATAAAAAATACAAAAGCTAACCTGGACGCTATTTACGACGCTCTAAATAGACCGCAAGTGGATGCTGCGGCAGGCCTGTCCACATTCCCCACCCCCGCCACAGATAAGGAAAAGGAAAAACAGGCAGCCAGGGACAAAGCCGAGAGAGAGCGCCAAGCTGCGGCTGCCGAGCAACAGCGCCTGGCCAACACCCTGCTCGACCAACAGCTGCGTGCGGCCGACAGGGTATTCCAACACCAAATCGAGCTGGACCGCCAACGCTACGAGCTACAGAAACGCCTAGACGACGCTCAAGCGCAGAACCGCATCTTACGCGAAACTGGTGCAGCACGCGACATCGTAAGCAATTTTGAGGATCTGCAGCGCAGCCTCCGCGAAATCGAGGAGCGCCGTGTTCGCGCAGTTCAAGACGTGCGCCTGGCTAAGCAGACGCAACAAAGCGCTGCAGTACGTGCCACCTTTGCAGACCAAGGTGCAGCGGCACTAAGCGCCGGTGGTACGGGCATCAGTGCTACTGCCATCGCAAAGGCAACAGCTGAGGCAGCAAAATTCACAGGCATTGCAAACCAGTGCTCTGAGTCTGTTAAGAGCTTCTACAAGTCTTTAGGTATAACTTTGCCCGGTGTAACTGCATGGGCAGACACAGTACGCAATGCAGGTACAGTCATGCGGGACTGGAGTAAACTGCGTCCCGGTGATATTGTTGCTACTGGGCGTCCCGGCGATACTCCGCATGTAGGCGTGTACACAGGTGGAAATAATGTGTTCCACCAGTCTCGTAAGCGCGGTCTTACTGCTGGTAACTACCCCGATTTGGATTACTTCAAATCAGGGTATTTCGTACGTCCCACACAATCTGCCGGAACCGCGCGGATGCCCACAGGCGCCGCAGCCCAGCAGAATCGCGCAATCAGAGCGAGCGGTGGTGCGGTCATCGAGGGTCTCGACGTAACGCAGGCCGAAGCTCAGCAACAGCTTATCGAAGCCAACGTATCTAAGGAACGCGCTGCGCTATTTGAGCAATTTACGCTCAAGGCCACAGATGCCCTTAGGCAACAAAACGCGACAATGCGTGATAGTAACGAGCTACAGACACTACGCAATCGTCTAACGCTAGAGGGAGTGAGTCCGACGCTCATAGAGCTAGAAGAGAATCTTCTCGGTGTTCGTCAAAAGCAAAACGAAACTCAAGCCACGTATAACAAGCTTATTAGTGATGCAAAAACCCCAGCCGAGAAAGTCACGCTTGCAACTAGCTTAGCCGAACAAAACACTCAATTTGCTGAGCAGGTACGCCTTCTGCGTGAGGCTGCAGCAGCAAAAGAAAGTTTCGACAAGGCAATGCGCACTCGCCAAGACACACGCATCGGCCTCGGCCTACGCGAAGGCGCCGAAGCTTACGTCCAGTCGATCGGCACCATGCGCGAGGCCACGGCCCAGCTCGCCCAGACCGGCATCAAGGGCGTCGAGGACGCCATCTTCAGCCTCGTCACCACCGGCACCGCCAACTTCCGCGAGTTCGCCGCCTCGATCCTTAGGGATACGGCTCGCATGATCATTCAGCAGCTAATTTTGCGTAGTGTTATGCAGATCATTGGCGCTATAGGCGGCGGTGGTGGCTCCGCTATAAGCCCGCTGTCTAACTTCAACGCGGGAGTTGCGCAGTACGCACCTCTAGCTAATGCCATGGGCAACGCCTACGCCGCCAACGGCATCGTCCCCTTCGCTATGGGTGGCACGTTCCAGCGCGGCGTTACCGCTTACGCCATGGGCGGCATCGTCAACCAGCCGACCCTGTTCAAATTCGCTGATGGCGGCGCCGGCCGCCTCGGCCTTATGGGTGAGGCTGGCCCGGAAGCCATCATGCCCCTCCGCCGCCTCCCTAATGGGCGCCTCGGCGTCGAGCAGGCAGGTGGAGGTGCTCCCGTTACCGTAAACGTGAGCGTCGATGCGACCGGCACCTCGGTCCAGGGCAACGCCGGCCAAGGCGAGCAACTTGGCCGCGTAATTTCCCAAGCCGTCCAAGCGGAGCTGGTACGCCAACAACGCCCCGGCGGCCTACTAAGCCGCTAAGCTGTACTTATGGCCACATTCACCTACGTTAGCTCCTTTGAGCCCACCGAGGTAAGTAAACCTCGTGCGCGTAAGTTTGCGGCAGGCGATGGTTACGAACAGCGGATAAGATTCGGCTTAAACACTAACCCTAAGGAATGGCAGCTCGTTTTCTCCAACCGCACTGACGCAGAGCGCGATCTTATCGTCGCCTTCTTAGACGCACGCGGCGGCGTAGAAAACTTCGACTGGACCCCACCGCGAGGCTCTGCCGGTAAGTATGTGTGTGAGGAGTGGCAGGTAACACTTAGTAATTGCAATAACAACCAAATTAGGGCTACATTCCGTCAAGTGTTTGAGGTGTAAGCGCCGTGGCTGTACCTATTGCTGCATTACAGGCTGCTGCACCCAGCGCAGTAATCGAGCTGTTCATCTTAGAACTAAACGTCAAACAACACGGAATAGCTAGCACTTACCGCTTCCACGCCGGTACGAGCCTCAACGCCAACGGTGAGGTGGTTTGGGCCGGCAACAGTTACACCCGCTTCCCTGTAGAAGCTGAGGGGTTTGAGTACACAGGAAACGGACAACTACCTCGACCTAAGTTGCGCGTAAGCAACATACTTGGCACAATATCCGCACTGCTACTTAGCCTACCGGACGGCTTAGAGGGTGCCAAAGTTACGCGCATTCGCACCCTAGCCCGCTACATCGACGCCGTAAACTTCCCAGGCGGTACTAACCCTTACGGAACACCCGATAGTACAGCGGAGTTCCCCCGCGAAATCTATTACATAGACCGCAAAACCGTAGAAACCCGTGATTTCGTTGAGTTCGAGCTTGTAGCAGCCTTCGACCTCGCCGGTGTACGTGCGCCCAAAAGGCAATGTATAAGCAACATCTGCCAGTGGAAGTACCTATCGACAGAGTGCGGCTACAACCCGGTCGGCCCCCAAGCCAGGCCATTGCGTGAGCACTACGCCAACTTCGGTTACAGCGAAGGTCGCTCGATAAATAGCACTGGCCAATTTAACGCCACGTACTACCGCACCACCTATCCCGATGTCGCTGCTGCCTACACCAACGCTACCGCTAATCAACACTTTCGCAACTACGGCATATGGGAAGGCCGCAACGGTAATTCCGGCGGTCAATTCAACGCCACATACTACCTAGCTACCTACCCAGACCTAAACAGCCTAGTCTATTTCAACGCTAAAGATGTAGGTGTAAACTCCCAAGCACTGGACGAGTGCGGTAAGCGCTTGAGCAGCTGTAAATTACGCTTCGGTATCCGAGGCCAGCTTCCGTTCGGATCCTACCCCGGCATCGGTACATTCTTCACTTAAGGCCTATGCAATGGAAAATCGAGGCACTGCAGCACGCTAAGGCGCAAGAGCCCAAGGAGGCGTGCGGCCTGCTCGTCGTAATCAAGGGCCGCGAAACCTACTGGCCCTGCACGAACTTGGCGACAGATCCAGACGAGTTCTTCGCCCTCGATCCCTCTGACTACGCCGCTGCCGAGGACGCAGGCGAAATCCTCGCCATCATCCACAGCCACCCAACCACCCCTCCCTTCCCCTCCCAAGCAGATCGCTTAGCCTGCGAAAAAACGAATCTACCCTGGTATATCGTCAACCCCAAGACCGAAACGTGGGGCGAATGTAAGCCCGAGGGCTATACCGCCCCACTCGTCGGCCGCCAATGGGTCTGGGGCATAACCGACTGCTGGACCCTTGTACGC